GTAAAATATTACAACTAGACATGGAAGAGAAATCTCCAAAGGTAATTAGTGATCTTACAAGTGTAGATAAAAATAAGGTAATAACTTATGCAGAAGCTGCAAGAGAGGTTAACAATGAGATCTTTAAGAAGAAATGGAGTGAGATAGTGGAAGCAGAAGAAATAGAAAACGAAGAAGAACAAGTTAGAATTCCAAATGCTACACCATTATCAAATACAGATCAAAACTTTACAAATGATGTTGTTTACAAGTTTTGTGTGAACAATTTGCCCAATTATCCTCAATTAATCATCCCTGATAGTGAAGAATCATATTCAGGCTCAGGACAACTTAGTTTCATTGGAGAAGAAGTCACAGTGATCCCTGATGAAAAATTAACCTCAAGAACTATAACAGTCAATATTTCATTGAGAAGAAGTTTACCTGAATCAGCTTCTCAACTCTCTAGCTCTAGTGGAACTCGTACCTTTCAGAAGGTAATTTTACATGAAAAAGTGAATCATTTACCTTCTGATTTCATACATTTAGCTTTGTTTGGGAGATGGAGCCCAGATAATGATCCTAAATTAGCTAATATTGCCAAGTTGAAACCTTCTTCAGACAGATTGTCGCCTGATAATATTTTTATACACAAAGACTTCATTAGTGTTATTGAAATTCGAACTCAAAAAGGTGGCAGATTAGATAGAGATTATAGAAGAAAGGTGAGTTATTATGAAGTTTTCTTAAGAGAAAGGGTACAAGTAGTGAAGAAACCCATTTTTTATTTTGTCATAGTAGTTTCAGATGACTCAATGATAACGAACATACCTTTTACTGAGACTCAAAAAAGAGGGTTATGGGCACACCTTTCTTTAGCAAGACATATTCAGAGTGAACTAATTAAGTTTGGCTATGAGTTTCCAGCTGATGATGTTGAGAAAGATTTTAATGCTTTGAGTGATAGGGCAGTTAAAGAAGCAGCGAATATCCATAAATTGCCCCCACGTGCAAAGTTGCCTATCATTTCTCAGGATTATTTGGATAATATAAGGAACAAGAAAATTGATGAAGAGTATTGTCTGTTAGAGAACCAGATTGTTATGGATAAAGCTTATGAAATGTTGATCACACCTATTGACCACAAGAAGAAGATTGCGGATTTTATAGATAATGTCAATAAAGGGGTAAAGACCAAAATTGGATTGAAAACCATTAGAGAAGTGAGTATCAAGAAAAATCAGAAAAAATGTTTTATTCAGTTGCCCTTGATTAATCTGGTTGATGTTGAAAGATCAGGAAGAAAACTACCAGATTATGTTCTTTCTTTGACAGCATTAGAGAGACTAATAAATTCATTGATATCTAATGCTACTTTGGAAAATTTTTACACAGAATTAACTGTTCAAGACTTGTTGGATAAAGCTGAAGGAAAATGGGATTATTATCGTTTAGAAGCAGCAAAGAAGGAAAGAACTAGGAGATTTAGAAGTTTTGCATTGTTAAGCTTTGATGACCAAAGAGAATTAGCATTAGATGGCGTACAAGCAAAATCTTTTAAAGATGATATATTGATTATAGAAAAGAGAAAAGAGCAAAAAAGTTGGTTTGATATGAATACCAATACTAGAGATATCGAAGAATTTATTAACGTTAGGATTTTTGATTTGATGGAGAGAGCAAAGTTTATCATAGATGATTTAGGAGATAACATCAACGATTTAATTAATAAAAGCAGATCAATAATTCAGGGAATGACATCAGAGAAAAATAAAGATCCTCAGAATTTTATCAACAGTTTCATTTCCACTAGATTAGGACAAGCTCTCCTTTTAAATGACTTGATAATGGAAGAAATTAATTTATCATTAGCACAACCTACTGGGAAAGATAAATATATTATTAAACAAGTTGCAGGACTTGGTGTTTATTTGTTTATTAAATCAAATGGAGCTGGGAATAAATTATTCTTTTCTTTACTAATAACTAGTGGATGTGATGTATTAGAGAGCAGTTGTTTTAAAAATCCAATTAAAAGAGACACTTATACCCTTTACCCTTTTGTTAGTGTTGATAGACATAGAGTGGGCCATTTATTAGAGAGTTTCAATAAAATTTGTGCAATGCTAGCTTTGAATTGTGAAATGTTTAAGAAATCGGCTTTAGATGTGATCATTGCACCCAGATCAGAAGTTAATATTCAATGCATAAAACATTTTGCCTTGAACATCTTAGTGTTTTTAGAATCTAGAGAGCAAACATCTATTCAGTTTAATTTGATAAGATATGCTTACATGGAAATCATAAGGAATTATAAAATCAACTTAGATCCATTTAAAGAATTAGAAAAATTCGATCCAAGACCAAAGTCTAGGTTATTGGTTTGGTTTTATAAAAATTTCATTAGTTCTATGAGTGTTATGGTGGAGAACAATCCTAAACCAAAACCAATCATTGAGAGTTTGCCATTAGAGGATGATGATGTGTATGAGGTTGATGATGAAGATGACTCTATTGCTCAAAAAACGACAAAATCAGCAGATAATTGGCTGGGGTTAGTGAGCTTTGTGGACGGTAAAGAAATCAAAATGTTTGAAACTGCATTAGAATTGATGTATCTCGGTACGTGGCATAATAAAAATGAAGGCTCACAGATACAAGGCTATCTTACTATTTTCAACAAAATTATTGAATTAGCCATAAAAATGAGAGAAACTAGAGTGGATAATCTAGGATATGCTGATCCTACTTTTTCTGATATTAGAACATCCGAGTTCTCTTATTCTAAAGTCCGACTTGCAGCCAGAAGAACAAGAGCTTTACTAGAGAAAAAATATAGTGGAGCTTTTCATTATAGATTTAGAGAAAAGATGAGAGTGCAAATGAAAAGGTTAACCTCTGAAGTTTTTGCCACTTTTAAAGCTTCTGCAGTGAGGTATGGAAGTGATGAGTATGTTGAAGAAAAAGATAATATAAGTAGAAAAAGAGCTGTTGAGAATATTTTAGAATTGATTGAGCAACAACTCATTCAAATGCATCCATTGATAGCTATAAGTGAGCTTCTAGAGCATCTAGAATCAAAAGGTGGTGTCTTTGCTAATTTATTTAAGAAACTTCAATTAAATGGTCCGCGAGAAATTTTTGTTTTAGACATGATATCTAGATTAACTATTGCTTTTACTGAAACCATGGCTAGAGTGGTTTGTGAAGAGTTAGATTGTGAAATGCTTACAAAAGGAGACAAAAAATCTGCTAGAGCCAACTCACATTTCACTAAGATAAGACTCGAGAAAAAGAATGCTCCAAATTTGATTGAAACCACCTCTTGTTCTTCCTGTGATGCAACTAAATGGTGTCAACAATTTGTTATGTCAGTTTTTTGTGTAGCCTTCACCGAGATTTATCCAGAAGAATATTTCATTGTGTTTTGCAGGGTTATGAATCTGGTAACTAACAAAATTTTGGAGTTGCCTAGTGACTTGATTCAATTATTCGTTGATAATCCTGATGTTGTTAGTTTCAAACCAGAACTTGAGGAACTTAAAAGCCAGTACTTTGGAGGATCTGAATTTAATGATCTTGTGAAAACTCCAGGAGTGAGGTTGATGTCCGACACAAATAATTTCATGCAAGGCATAAATCATTATACATCTAGCTTATTTCATGCCATTTATCTTACTGATTTCGAGTATCATTGCAATAAACTTATGGAAATTGCTACTAGTAAATATCAAGTGGATCTGAAACTTATTACCACCACTATGTGTAGTTCTGATGATTCAGGAATACAACAAACAATTTTACATCCCCCAGAATTCAAAACAAAAGCTATGATAATGTTAGGATTATTTGCATACTACAAAGCTCTCCACTATAAGTACTTTTGCATTACAGATAGCAAAACTAAAAGTAGTAATTTTTGTTTAAATTTAGTTTATGAATTTAATAGTGTATTTAGAGTTCTTAACAAAACATGTTTACCAAAGAGCAAATTTATCTATGCTGCATTAAATCCTGCTCCAGTTTCCAGAATGGAAGACAGACAATTGCAAATGAGTGAAACTAGAAAATCAATGGTTGAGAATGGTTGTTCTTTCTTTTTGACTAGCATTGTGCAGTATTTGCAAGCAAGGATCCATTACAGAAACTTAGGAGCAACTTGTAATAAATTGTTTAATATATATTCGTTGAGACTATCCAGCAAGTTTTTGACGTGCTTTGGGGCTTTCTATTTAGAGCCTGATTCTATCTGTGGGTTGATGGGTTATGATTTTTCTTACTTCTTACATTTAAAAGGAGATCTCAACATCTCTTCTCTAGAAGCTGAATTAATGAGTAGAGAGAAGTTGAATTTTAATGAAAACACTGGAAAACCAAGTCTGACATTCAAGTTTATTGTTGGTCCAAACACTAGATACAAAGAATTTTTGAAGAGATTAAATATCCCCATCAATTGGAGAAAATTAGCTTTAGAAAAAGAAGGAGATTTTAAAATATTGTTCAGACAACCTGAAAACTTGGAGGAGGTCAAATTCAATATTTATAAAAAAGTCTCGACCCCTTCTGTGCAAGACTCTTTCTCTTTTGCTAGCACAAATAAGTTGGCAGCAGCTGCTGTGTATATATTACAAGAACCAGTAATGATTGAACGTGATCTTAAAGAGAGAGAGGGAACTCCAGAGTCAAATGATCAAGAAATAATCAAAATCGGAAAAGAAGAGGAAAATTATTATGGAATGAATATAGTGAGGAAGGACTATAGTGAAGTCAAAAGAAAAAGCTTACTCTCTTGTTTAGATGACTTAAATAGTCAAGGTAGAGTTATGACGCAAGAGTTATTTGATCTTATTTTTCCTTCTTCAGACTTGTATATGCTTATAATCAGTCAGATTAAAATTCATTCCAATTATATATTAGAAGATCAAAAATATGATAAAGCAGTGAGACCAGTTACTTTCGTGACTCCCAAAAATACTGGAGGTTTACCATTAACTCTTTTTGAGGTGTGTAAGACCTTCTGGTGTACAATGAAACCTACTGTTGCTGATGCTGTGTTAGAACATTGTTTTAGACACTATAAAAGAGTTTATCCATGGTTAAGTATGGACCCTAGAGAATCCTTATTAGCATCACCTTTTAGAGACATGATAGCTCTATCTGACTTCGTGAAAAGTGTAGTAAACAAAGATAGAAAAGTCTCTGTGTTAGCACCAATGAGAAAGAAAATTTCTCCATCACATTTTATTTCATCTATTATAAAGGAAAATTACATGAGGGGCTTTCAAAAAAGGCGTGGCAGAACCGAAGATAGAATAACACCTATGACATCAGAATTATATTACTTACACACTAAGTTACTAATTCTCTTGTCTGGTCCTAGAACAGAAGATAGTAAAGCTTCTAGAGCAGTTGCTATTTTGAAGGATCCAACAAGCAGTCAATTGTACAAGAAAGAAGAAGGAACAATATATCTAGAAGGTTTATCAAACTCAGACAAGATTTTAATATCCATGCAAGCCTATGCAAGGGAAATTGATCATAGAAACAATGTATTATCATCAATCTTGCCCAGATTAAGGATGGGAATTTTTGGCTCTTGGACTTTGCCGCAATTTTATCAACCACAATTGGGTAAATGGACTGGCAGAGGTCTTTATAATTTCACTATTGATGAGATAGGTGGTGTCCTAGAAGTTGCCGATGAAGATGTGATACAAGTCTCTGTTAACAACTTGGACTACGCTAAAATTAAAGCAAATTTGATTGCAGAAATGATTTTGAGCTTGGGTTTTAAAAAGGGAAGGTATAATAATCAAGCAAATGTGTTAGATTTAAACACTAAGAGAATAGTCAATTATAATGAGGTGTCAGATAGGAAATCTGCAATTGGTGTTAAATTCATAAGTAATCTAACAGGACAAATTTTGATGCCTGAATATTTATGGTTAGAAGCAAAAGGTCAGAACTTAATTTTAAAGCAATATAGCAGAGATAATAGATCTAATATTGGAACTAAAATAATAGAGTATAGACCCAACACTACAAGATTTGATGAATTACATGCAAAAGATTTAAAATCCAGATTGAAAATCTCTGGCATTAATCCTGGAAGAACTTTTGAGGATTCTTGGGACAATTTTAGTTCCATCAATGTTATTGATGCAAGAGATGAAATAATTAAAGCTCTTAATCAAAGAGATAATAATAAGCTTGAATTTATTAGAACTTCACTGAAAGAAAGATCTGTAACGTTTGGAATTAGAGTTCCTGAGGTAACTCACTCTCTATTGCCAGACGTTGAAGAAACCCAAATAGATGTTGAAAAAATTGATATAGAAGAGCAACTTAAATTTAAAATGGAAACATTACAATTCATAACTATTGAGAACGATGAAAAAGAAGCCTTTTTAAAATTAATGGATTTAAATGAAGATGTGTTTGCCGGCTCTATGTCAACTGTTGGAGATAGTGTGTCATTATTTAGAGAGACCAAAACATTCATAGACAATCCTATTTATGCTGCACATCCATTTTGGGACAATTTAATAAAAGTCCTCATAAAAGAGTTGGGGACAACTAGATTAACTGATTTGTTTCACACAAGTTATTCTGTAAATTTAGGTGAAAATTATGCTTTTCTCCATAGACTTTTTAATGTAAGTTCCAGATTGCAAAAACCAAGTGTTTTCAATCAACCAAGCAAATTGATCCTCTTTGATGAGTCAGAAGAAGTGAGATTACAAAAAGGGAAAAAAGAAATAGAAGAAGATGAAGTTCTTGAACCTGTAAATGAGAATGAGGTTCTTAAATACAGCGTTCAGAATGATGATTGAGAAGACACTAGTTGTATCAGTCACAAAGTTATTTTGTTAATATTAC